AATGCTTAAAGGTCTTAAAGGTCTTGGTACAACTCTTTGCTTTTACAAAGAACAAGAAAACAAAGAGACTGGTGAAAAAGAAATGGTAAGAAAACTTTTTACTGTTTTTGATTCTAAAGACATTATCAGAGTAATAGAACATAACTCTCAAAAGGTAGCTTAACAGCTACCTTTTTTTTTAAAGGAAAATAAAATGAATAAAGAATTAATAAATAAAAAAGTAGAAACCGAATTAAACAGATTCGGTATGCGTAAATACACTCAAGGTACATTTTTAATAAGCTATTTTATGTATGGCGGTACAGAGGTAGATGGTGAATTTATATTAGGTAAAGGTTGTGATTTTTATCCAAGATTTGCCGATGGCATGAGAACTTACGACTACAAGCGCTCTAAAGAGTGTTTAGATATTGCCGAAAAATATGGACATACACATTATCAATTAGTCAAAAAAATGTACTTAGATGGTGCAGATGGTGGCGGTTGGATGGATATGAATAAAATAATCAAAGGTGAGTTTAGTTTTGGACATGGCGTAACAGTAAACTACACGACCAAGCAAGGTAATTACACAATATAATTTTATGAATATTAATTTAACCAACCAAGAAGTAATAGCATTACAGATGTGTATATTTGAAAAAGCCAATAAAGAAATAGAACAAGGCAACCATAATATGCTATCTGAAGATACGCCTTTAATGACAGCTTTAGATAAGATTCTAAAAACTAATACAGGTCAAGAAAAATGAAGTGGATAACGATAGAGCAAATGACTGGTGATGCTAACTCAGAGCATTATGCCTATTGCCCTAGTGATTATTATATCTTAGAAGAAAATGCTGATGATAATGTTTCAGATCGCCTTATATTAAGTAAGTTTCTAAACCACACAATTACTACAGACGATATTTATGAAGATCAAGAAACTGGTTGGTATTGGCATGGTAGATCAATTTATATAGTTAGAAGCATTAAAGATATAAGAGAAAATGAATTGGTGACAATTAGAAACTTTGTTTACGCAAAAATATTAAATACACATTAAATAATATTCCAAAAAGGGTTTACATATATAGATTTACCTAGTATGATGTACTCATATTAATTAAACAAAGGATAAAATGAAATTTATAGAAGCCTTAGAAAGATACACTAACGAAGCACCAAGTTCTTTTGACAAGGTACCATGTGAGTCTAAGTCTACAGAAAGAATGCGTGGTTGGTTAATGCGAGATGCTTTAAATCACCATATTGGTTGGGTTCCTGATAGTGGTCGTATTACATATATAGATCACAACTCAACACAAGAATATATTATTGATTAGAGGTCTCTTTCATCTGCGTAAACTATTACGCATCTGCAATTAATAACATTTTTTGCACCACCTCTGCTATCGCCTGCAAAACCCATAGGAACTCCACCAACAATAAAATCTTCTGACATATCCACAGTTTGTCCACTGGCAGCAGAATGTGTTGATCTTGTCCTAGCATCGTTGGTAGCTACCCATTTTTTTAACATTTTTATCCCCAAGTCTTTCTCTACTGTAAGGTGATAAGAATGGTTGGCAAAAGATGCGGCATTATGTGTTTCTGTTCTTGCTATAAGTGCAGCACGGCTTCTGCTTACTGGTAAAAATTTACTTGATACTAACTTAGCTATTTGTGGCAAAGTCAAATTATCTGCTCTGCCTTGTTCTATTGTATTGCTTATTCTAGTAGCCATGCGTTCTGTAATTCCTGCTAAAATCAATTGCCTACTGGTAAAGTATTCATTAACCACTGATTCAAAGTCTGTGCTTCTACCAAATACAAATGCTTCATCTGCTTTTCTTAGGTATTCGTACTTTTCTTCATTGCTTCTGTATATTGCCTTAAAAACTCTTTTGTAGTGTGCTTGTATTAATGGAAAAAAATCTTCATTTAAAGACTGTTGTGCAATTTGAACTTCGTATATTCCATACTGACTGTATAGATGTAAATGTGTATTTAAAAACTTTCTAAATAATGTATTAAGGTTTCTGTAAAATCTTTTTTCTAAATTATTTCTAAGAACTAATTGTTTTCTTGACTCTAAGCGTGTATTAATTCTGCCCTGTCTAAAAGTATTTAACCTTTTAGTGGCTGTTCTCACTTTTTAGGTCTGCCTTGACTATCTGTAGGTCCTTTAGATTTTAATGGGTGTCCATCAGGAAAAAGGTCAGTATCGTGCTTGCCACCTTTAAATTTACCGCTTGATAATGCTCTTAAAAAAGAATTAACCCTAGCATATGCCCAACGATCAGCACCACCCTGTCTGCGTACGCTTGGTCTTACACTTGATGGATTAGTATTATAAGCACCTACACCTCTACGAAATACTTGCGTAAGCATGCCTAGTGTAACTTTTTTAGTTTTACTATCGCCATATTTTTCATTATGCTCTTTAACTTTTTCTTTCAAGCCATTTCTTACTGCTTCGCTAAGTGCTTTTTCATCTTCAATAAAACCAACATGTTCTTCTATTTCAAAACTCTTTGATTCTTCTCTTTCTATTTGGTTTCTAACTTTTTTTGACCATGAAAAGCCTGCGTCACCACCCCACAATGCCCATGCAATTCTGCCTGCACTAGGATAGCCTTTCTCACCTTGGCTAAAACCCTCTGCTTGTTTATCTACTTCATGCCTTGAAAAAAAGCTGTACATTCTTTTAACTGTAGATATAGATAGCCTTTCTTTGTTCATTAACTGGTTAGCACGAGCAACACCTACAGCAGTACCACCACGCTTGTATTTTCTTCTCCATTCCAAACCTCTTGCAGCTTCTTCTGCCATAGAACTATTTGGTATTGTATTAATATCAGATAATGCTTTTTCTTCTTCTAGCAAAAGTAAAATTTCTTTATCAACTTCTTCATCGTCATAATCTTCTAAATCTTCTTCATTAACAGGATTTTTAGGTTTTTCTACTGATTCATCACCAAGCGGAAATAAGTTAGCTGATATGTACAGATCATCACCACCATCTTTAGGCTCTAGACCTAGCTGTTGTCTTGCTTCATTTCTAGTCATAATGCCTTCTCTTACAGCAGAGGTTACATTCTCGTAAGTTCTTTTTACTCTTTCTGATAGCGCAGGTATAGAATCAATGTCAAACTCTAGTGTTAAGCGATCATCAAACAATGGAACTAACCACTCATTAAGGTCTGATGCCATTTTTCTAAGATGTGGAATAATTGTTTCTTCATACAAGGCAAGCCTTGCTTCTGCAACATTGGCGTAGGTTTGACTATCAGGAACTCCAACAAGCTGACTAGGTACACCAAAACAAAGAGCAATGTCTGTGGCACTCATATGTTTAAGGTTTAAGAAATCCATGTCCTTAGGACTAAGACCCATTTCTTTCCAGTCAAAGTCTCCCTCTAACAACATAGGTCTACCTGCATTGTTTGCACCAGTAAATCTATTATTCATATCAGTGATAAGTTGTTGTCTTTGTGATTCACTAAGATTTACTGCAAAACCTTGATCATCTTGTGGTTTAAATATTACTGCACCACTTGGTCTAGCACCATTCTGCAGAAGATTTACATTATGTTTACTAGACATATTAAATTGATCTACCTCTACAGCAGCAGCACTCATTGGACTTAAACCGTAGTAATCGTCTAGTGGATTCCATAGCTTAATGTGTTTAAGTTCACTAAATCCATTTTCTTGATCAATAAGATAGGTATGAGCTACCCTGCCATTGACCATGTACTCATACTTCTCAGGTATAGGTTTTCCACTACCTTTAATATTTATGCGGTCAGGTCTTAGTTGATGTAGTTCTTTTGGCGCACCCATATCAGAACCAGTCTTTAGTATGTAAGCATTACCACTAAGTAACACATAGCCAAACAGGCTGTTAAAGAACTCACTGTAAGATTGCAGTGGGTTAGGTCTTTGTAACAAATCAATTAAAGGATGTTGTTCTATAATCTGATCGCCTGCCTTAATAATAAAAGGTACTGCACTTGCACCCTTACTTATCTCATTTACGCATCTATAGACAATAGCGTTTTTAAGGTAGCCCTCTTTTGCTAAGTCTGCGTATTTGTAAGTTTTTGCTTCTTGGCTACCGACACCAAAATAACCCATCATATTTGAATTTTTTTGTTCAACAGGTTTTGTGTTAAACAATCTTTGTAAAAATGTTTGTTCTGCCATTAGCTTATTCTCCAATTTACTTCACCTTTTGATTTGCTTAGTTCAGATATACCCCAAACCAAAGCATCCAATCTATCAGGGCTTGGTTTTGTTTCTCCTATATATCCACACATTTGTGATTCTAACTCAGGAAAATAACCAATGTGATGAACTCGCCGTTGCTCATATAGTGCTGCAATAGGTTCTGCTCTTATAAGTTTACCTCTTGTAGCCCTTACAGACCTGTATGGAATGTTTAAATCCATTCCCCTTAATAGTCTTTCCACCAAATCGCCACCATTGTTTACTTCTGCCACTATTCTATCTGCACCCCAATCGTAATAACAATTAATTGCTTTTCTTGCCCATTGATCAGGACTGTACTTACCAGTGGCATCTTCTAGTACATAATACTCATTATTATGGTCTTTGCCTACTACAACTATACCAGTTTCATCTGAATCTTCATTGTTGGTTACTGCAGGGTCAATTGCTACAATAATATTTTTTAATTCTTTTTCCGTATTTTCATGCAATCTAGCTTCATCTATAAGTGCGCTTGTCCATAAAGCACCTTCTAAGTTTTCTATTATCTCAGCATATAATTCCTGACGACCTAGTGTAGTGCCCTCATACTTATCTCTAAGCATAGCCAATGCGCTTTCAGCTAAATTTGCTTCATTCTCAAATGTATTACCAGTAGTAACAGCAACATCTTCTCTTGCAACTAAGTCTCTAATTATTTTGGTTGGCTTTGGTGTGGTAGTAATTAAGCACTGTGGGTTTTTGCCTAGTCTTAAACCAAACATAAGCTGATCAAATGCTTCAGGATAACGCCAAGCTGCAACTTCATCACACCATGCTCTATGAAACTGTGGACCTCTTAACCTTTCAGGTTCAGATGCTGCGTAGCCTACAATCTTAGAACCGTTATGTAGGCGTATTTCACTAATACTAGATGAGTACCCTTTCATATCTTTTGTAACTGAAAGACATTCTTTAGGTATTATAGAAACTAAACCACTTGGACCACCAAAACATACTCTTCTGAGATCACCTGAAGTTGGTGCTACTACTGCCGATATGGTATTAGGATTTCTTAATGCATATAAGGCAATGTCTTGTGCACCTGTTCTAGTCTTACCCCAACCACGACCAGCCAATATTAGCCATATATAGTGTTTATATGCAGGCTGAAGTTGTTTATCTCTAGCTGTTTCTAACCAATTAGTGCGTAGTTCTATCGCCTTGGCTTCTGCGTTGTTCTTCAACTGTGTCAAGCAGTTCCATAGCTCTTCTGAATGCGTCTGTGTTTTCATTGACTGTGGCATCTATATTGTGTGTAGCTTCTCCGAGAGCAAGTTTTGCCAATCGTTGTGCTGTGACAGCTGCATTGGCTAGTGAGTTAATTTGTGTTGGCGGTAAACCTTTTTTGCCTTGTTGTATGGCTACATTATTATTTTGTATTACCTGACCTACTGTGCTGTATAAGGCTTTTGCAAGATTAATTGAGTTATCATCAAACTTAATTGATTCTTTGGCTCTTGCTTGAATTCTGTCTCTGTCTAGTTTATCTGTGTACTCTTTTTGAAATTGATCACGCTGTACTTTCCATTGTTCTGTTCTTGCAACTCTATAGATTGTGCTTTGTGCAACTTTATATTTCTTAATTAATTCATCTAAAGTAAACAAGACTCTTTCTGAGTTTTCATCAATACCTTGTACAAACTCATTTCTAATTTTAAGTTTTAAAGTATCTGTAAGTTTAGATTTATTGGTTTTACTGTTCATTATTTATCATTAATTACACACATAATATTCCAAAAAAGATTATATGCAAAGGGTATTACTTAATTAATACATATATTATTCCAAAAAAGGTTTACTTATTGTATGGACAATATACTATGTATCCTATATTAACTAAACGCTCACAGAGCAGGTAAAATGAAAGAAGAAAATAAAATCCAATCCATACTTATTGACCCATTTGATCAGAGTCTGTCTTATGTAGATATTTCAGATACAGATATAGAAGATTATTACAAAGTAATGCAATGTAGTTGCTTTGATATAGTTTCTCTTGGTGGTGGTGTCATTATGTATGTAGATGATGAGGGGCTACTTAAAGACAATATGTACTTTAAGCTAGGTACACAAAACTACTGCGGTAGATCAATACTTGTTAATGAAACAGAAGAAGGTGGTAGTACCGACTGTATGTTAACCATAGAAGAAGTTGCAGAAAAGTTAGAGTGGTTGCCTGAGGGTCATAGAGAAGAACCCTTTATGAAGTTCATACCATTAAATTAATTAACAGGGGGTTATATGCCTCCTTTTTTATAGGAAAATATAATGCATTTAACAAAAGAAAGATTAGAAGATATAGAAGCCAATATTGACGAACAGCTTGTTTGGGAATACCTAAGAATAAGATCAGAATTAAAACTATCGTTATTGCTTAGTGGTTTTGTAACATCAGAAAATTTAATACCTATTCTTGAAGAATATATGAATTTTAAGAGTGATGAATTACGAGATGAGATTGATAAAGATAGATTGTCTTTATGAAATATAACAGAGATGTAGAATTTACTTTTACATTTATGTCATTAGAAGTATCGGTTGTTTATACCCCTAAGTATTTTACAACTTTAGATAGTCGTATGGATCATATTGAGTTCCATGTAGAAAATGATACGCCAATACCTTTAACTAAGACTGGTTATAGATCAGAGTTTGTATATACAGATAAAGATTTTACACAAGAAGAAATTATAGAATGGTTTTATAAAGAAAACGGTGCAGAGCAAGGCGTTGTGCCGTTACAAACAACATTATTTTAACAGGAGTTATATATGTCAATAGAATGCTTAAACAAAGCACTTAAAGTTAATGGCTTGTCGCCAACCAAAAAATTAATATTAGTTATCTTAGGTAACTATGCAGACGAAAAGGGTACTTGTTATCCATCTTATAAACATATTGCAAAGCTGATTGGTTTAAATACAACCAAAACAATACAAAATGCAATAAAAGAATTTGAACAACTAGGTTATTTAAAAATTGAACACAGAAAATTAGACAATGGTGGTCATACTTCTAATCGTTACCATTTAACCTTAGATAATAACCCTATGGTTATAGATGACCATACCCCTAGTGTAATAGAAGATAAGAGGCAGGGGTCACTAGTTACCACCAATACTAAAGAAGATACAAAAGAATATATACACGAATTTGAGTTGTTTTGGAAACACTACCCAAGAAAGGTTGGAAAGTATCAAGCTAGTGTTTCTTTTAGTAAATATGATGAAAAACATTATTCAAAAATTATTTATGCAACCAAAGTATTTGCACAAGAAAACTTAACCACAGAGGAGAGATTTATACCTCATGCAACGACATGGTTAAACCAACAAAGATATTTAGACTTTTTAGAAAAAACCATTAAGAATAGTACCCTTAATAATTTAGCAGGATAATAATATGACCATAGATAAAACATTAATTGAAAATAATATAAATTTAAAACACCAACAAGACGGAAATCAAAAAACCAAATGTCCACAATGTCAACCACCTCATAACTCAAGAGACAACCCTTTATCAGTAACAATAGATAATGGAACTGTTTTGTGGAAATGCCACCATTGTGAATGGACTGGTGGTAGCAGTACAGGTTCTTTATATCAACCTTATAAGAAACCTAATTATATACAACCAAAGCCACCTACAGTAGCTAAAAAACCATCAGATAGTTTTTATGACTACATGAAAGAAAGAGGTATTAGCAAATCTACATGCGAAAGATTTAATGTAGTGCAAGAAAACGAATGGTGTGTATTTCAATATTTTGATGAAAATGGACAACTTACAAATCTTAAATACAGAACAAGAGACAAGCAGTTTAGGCAATCTGCTAATGCAAAATCCATTCTTTATAACTACGACAAAATATGTAACGAGAAAACAATAATTTTTACTGAGGGTGAATTTGATGTTTTGGCATTAGGCGAATGTGGTTTTGACAATGCAACTACTTTACCTAATGGCGCACCGAAAGAAGCAAAGTTTGACAAGCAAGATGCTAGATTTAAAGCATTAGAAAATTGCAACTTAATTGCAACTAAGATTATTTTATTTACTGACAATGACAGCAGTGGCAGAGCCTTACATAAAGAACTGCTACATAGGTTTGGTAAAGATATATGTTGGTTTGTTACACCACCTGATAATTGCAAAGATGCCAATGATGTACTAATTAAGCATGGTGCTATGAAACTTAGAGAGGTTATAGAAAGTGCCACACCTTATCCAATTGAAGGTTTATATACAGCTAACGACTATACTAAACAGCTTAATGATTTATATGAGGGTAATTACGAAAGACCTACAGAGATAGGTATGGACGGATTAGATGATATATACAAAGTAATGACTGGTACTTTCCATGTTATTACAGGAATACCAAATCATGGTAAGTCTGTATTTACAGATCAGATATTATTAAAACTTGCAGAAACACATGGTTGGTCTTTTGCAATGTTTTCACCTGAGCACAGTACATCTATGCATATTAGAAGATTAGTGCAAATGTATCTTAAAAAACCTTTTGACGAGGGCTTAAAGAACAGAATGACTAAGGCAGAGTTAAACAAAGCCTTAGATTTTATACACAAGCATTTTTATTTTATAGAAACCAAAGATGCCATACCCTCTATTGATTTAATACTTTCTATTGCTAAGTCTGCAATATATAAACATGGCATAAATGGTTTGGTAATTGACCCATTTAATGAAGTTTCAGCAGTAAGACAAGGCAATCAAAGAGAAGATGAGCATATTCGTGATTTTATTTCTTTATGTAAAAGATTTACTAGAATCTATGAGGTTGTGTGTTGGGTTATAGCACACCCTACAAAACTACCTAAAACAAATGATGGCAGTTATTTACCACCTACAGCATATGATATAAGTGGTGCTGCACATTGGCATAATCAAGCAGATGCAGTTCTTACAGTACATAGAGACTTTGACGATAATTCAACAAATGTAATAACAAGAAAAATAAGAGAACAAGACCTATATGGAAAAATAGGCGAAGCAAAGTTCAAATACGATACAGATCAAAGATGCTTTGTAAAATACCACAATATTGATGACGATTGGGAAACAGCTTACATAGATAACTTTAACATTAGTTAGATTTACTAATTTTTAATTTCATTTCATGTTGTGATTTTTTTGGTATTACAACATCTCCTTTTCTAATAAGCCTGTTTTTTTTAAATGGGTTGTAATCTACATAATGATGTATTCTGCCGTATTTTTTTACAATTCTTGAATAGTCAGGGTAAACCTTAACCTGCATTTTAGATTTTGCTAAAGTGCCTTCATTATCATAAAACTCAGCAGAGTTACCACCTCTAACCACTTGCGTAGTAATTTTTTCTTGTAAGAATGCGTTAAATTGTACTGTACACATTCCTGCCGTAAGAAGGTCTAAAGATAATATTGTATCTTCGTTGTATCTACCTCTCCACCTAAAAGGTATGTCGTTTTTTATTAGATTGCATGAGTAAATTCTTGTATTCATAACAAAAGGTGGTCGTTTCTGTGTAGCAGGTGCAAAAAAAGTGTAATTAGGTCCACACATACCAAGATTTGTATAGCGTTGTGCAAATTCTTCCATTGCAGCAAAGATGCTGCCGTTTGTTACCTTAACTTTTTCATTATGATTCAAGCGTCTAAAACTTCTAATATTATCATCCATAACCCAGTGGTATTTATAACCCTCTGCTATAGAAACATCCCATGCAAAGTTTCTAGCTGGTCCTGGCCCAGTTGACTTGCTTAAACCTAGATCGTCACATAACTCATACTTTTCTTTGTATGACATATCAAGAACCAATAATTTTTTTTTATCGCCTATTTCTGATAAGTATTCTTTATATTCCTGTGGCTCTATAACCAACCTATATGGCACTTTCATATAGTCTAAGTATTTTGCTGTATATCTAGTATCTGCTCTGCCCTTAGATGGTATAAAAAGTGGATAATATGGATTACTCATATCTTTTGCTTTCTGTGTCCATATTTTCTTTGTGTGGGTACCAAATATATTTTGCTTTTTCACTAAAACTTTGTTCAAGCTTCATTTGAAATGCCACAACATCATCTTCATTTTCAAAATGCACAATTACACTTCTATATGCAGTTTTATCTTCAGATACAAATTCTGGCATACCTTCCCATTCTGCTAAAACATCATTAATTAATGCTTCGTCTTGTACAAAAGGTATTATTTGTTCTTTATCAAAACCTAATAACTCAATATCAAAAGTACCATTATTTAATTCTTCTATTTGCTTCCATAGCAAATCTTCATCCCATGTACTATTCATGCCTAATTTATTGTCAGCAATCATTAAGGCTTTAATTTGATCTTCTGTTAAATTTTTTAATGTAATTGTTGGTATCTCTACAAGATTATTTTTTTTTGCTGCCATATACCTACCATGACCTGCAATAATTGTTTTATTTTCATCAATTAAAATAGGATTTGTAAAACCAAATTCTTTTATAGATTTTGCAATTTGATCTACTTGTTTGTCAGTATGCTTTCTTGGATTGTTTTTATGTTTTTTTATATTTTTAATATTTTCTGTTTTAATTTCTAGCATTTTTAATCCTTTCTCTTAGAGATGTTGTAGAGAAACTGTGTTTTCTACTTGTTAAATAAGTTTCATGCAATCCATGACCTGTAAATTTTTGATTTTTATAATCTTCGCCTACAAACCTTATGTCTATTTCTGTGGCTTCTAATAAATCTAATAAACTTTTTTCTGTGTCATATGGCAATATTTCATCAACATATTTGATAGCTTTTAATTGTATATATCTTTCATACAAAGATTGTATTGGTGTATTTTTTTCTTTTCTATCCAAAGATGGATCTGTTTGCAATCCTACAATAAGATAATCACAATTTTCTTTTGCTTCCATAAGCATAACTATGTGTCCTGCATGCAATAAATCAAAAGCGCCACAAGTAAAGCCTTTTTTCATTAGTCAATATAAAAATCATTTGGTTGTACATTGCCCTCTGTTATGTCTAACAGTATTAACATTTCTTTTTTTCTAGGTATGCGAGAGCCAGTTATCCATTTTGCAAATGTGCCTTGTGGTATTTTTACACCCTTAGCCATTTCTATTTGATCTATGAAAGACATTTGTGTATGTTTTTCTTTTTCTAAGTATATTTTTAATTTCATAAAAAGGTTCTAATTATTCCATAAATGAATTATACTGACTATATTAAATAAACACTACCCCAAAAGGTAATAAATTAAAGGTAATAAAATGAAATATCAAAACCAAGAAATAAAAAATATAAACCATTTAGCAAAACTGCTTATTTTGTCATCTATTGTTGACTTAGAAGATCAAGTATATAAAAAATGTTTTGGTGGTTTAAACATTATGGATAGCATAGCAAGACAAGTTCTTAAAGATGCAGAGGGATTTGTAATAAGTGATTTAGAATCTGAACTGCTTATTAAAACTATTAAATTTGAGATAGCTAAAGTTATTGGCAAACTAGAAAACCAAACAGGTATAGATACAAAAATTGTAACTAGAAATAATCAAGGTTATGTATCTAAACAGGCTTACGGATTATGAAAAATAACAACCCATTTAAAGTACATGGTATAGAACACTTATCTGCTAGTGCCATAAATCAATTTATAACTAATCCTGCATCTTGGATTCTCAAAGTTAGTGGTCATAGAGGTATACCAAATCCTGCCATGTGGCGTGGTACTGTTATAGATGATGCTATATGCAAATCTTTTGAAAATGATTTATCTATAGAAAAGAAACTACACAGATCAATTACAAACTCTGAATATGATTATGATTCTTTGTATGAATATCACAATGCAACTAATGACTACGACATAGATGCCGTAGATAAAGAAAGAAATAATTTACAAAGATATTTAGAAGTTGCTATACCGTTTTATGCAAAACTTGGTAAACCCCAAGAATGCCAAAAAAGAATTGAAGTAGAATTTGAAGATATACCTGTGCCAGTCATTGGGTATATTGATCTTCAATATGATGGTATTACTAGAGATATAAAGACCACTGGTCGCCTTATGTCTAAAGTGCCATCTACTATCTGTCGTCAGTTAAGTCTCTATGCTTTTGCAGAAGAAAGCATACCTTATGCTGATTTTATACATGTGACCAAGACGAAAGCCGAAGTTGTATCTATAGAAATTACAGATGTAAGAAAAAGAGTCATTGAACTAAGAAAGGCTGCATTATCTATGATGAATGTTCTTTCTTATTCGGATGATATAAACCAAGTAGCAAGTTTGTTCTACCCTGACTTTGACGATTGGCGATGGTCAAATCCAGTAGATCAAGATGCTGCAAAAAAACTATGGAGAATAGAATGAGTGATAAATTAATTGACGCAATAAATGAAATAGCAAACCTATCAAATGAAGATAAAGTACAGATAAAGGGTAAGTTTTACACTACAGTAGACAAACGCTTACAAGTCCTTAGAAAGCATTTAGGTTCAAAGGTAGGTGTAATTACCAATATAATACATCATGACCTAGAAAGGGTTGTGGTAGAAGCACAGATAGAGATTTGTAATGCAGAAGAAACTGGTTGGTACACAATTGGTAAAGACTTTGCAGAAGAATTTAGAGCAGAGGGTTATATTAATAAAACATCTGCCTTAGAAAACTGTTGTACAAGTGCCATTGGTCGTGCTTTGGCTTCATGTGGTCTTGGTGGTGGTGAATATGCAAGTGCATTTGAGGTAGATAATGCAATAAATAGCAAACCATCTGCACCAAAAAAAATAGTAAAAAAAACAGAACCAAATAAAGTAAAAGGTTTTTTATTAAAAAGAATAGATGATGATGAAATTTCTATGGATACTACACCTGTAGATTATATTCAATCTATAAGAGTGCAAATGGCTTTACTTAATGATGAAAAAAGAAAAGAGTTATTTACATTAAATTCCAATGAAATAGAAAGAGCCTATTTGTCCATAGAATCTAAAGATGTTTCATTAAAACAATCTTATGACACTATGGTAGAAATGTATGCCTAAGTTAACACTAGACGAACTTGTATTTTTTCGCATGTTAAATGGTAATTGGTGGACTTTTTGGCATCTAAGAGAAGCCTTTAAAGAAAAAAATTATTATTACGGTGAGCCAAGTATATCTGCTGCAATAAGAAATTTAAGAAAAGATTATAATAGAAAAAAATTTAATCTACCTTTAGATGGAGAGATTGTAGAAAGCAGACGGCAAAATGGTAAGAAAGGTTACGAATACAGATTAACAAAAGAAACGTTGGTATATATTCATAAATTCAATAAAGGAGTAAAAAATGGATAGACAGTATGATGATGAGAAGAAAGGTTATCTATGGCATGAAAATGATGCAACCATAGAAAGAAAAGGTAGCTTTGTTATAAATGGCGAAAAAAAATATGGTGCTATTGTAAAAAGCTTTAATGCACAAGGTGAAGAAAAATATGAGTTTATGATGTCTACAGGTTTGTTGCATCTTAATACAGATAAACAAAGCGATAAAACACCTGACATGGGTGGTAAAGTTACTATTGACGAAGCTGTATATAAACTTGGTTGTTGGGCTAAAGAAAGCAAAGATGGAGTTCCATTTACAAGCATTGGCTTTCAAGAAGTAAACGACCAAGGCACAACACAAGAATCTGTAAAAGCAAAAGTACCTTTTTAATTGCCACAAAAAACTTTTAAAGATAGAAAGTATCTTGAATGGATAAGGACTTTGCCATGCCTTTTATGTAAAGCAGGTTATTATTCACACAGCAGAGAAGTGCAAGCACATCATCTTTTAAAACCATATGACGGTGTTAGAGGTATGTCTTTAAAAGCTAATGATAAAAATGTAATACCTCTTTGTTACCACCACCATGCAATGTTGCATACCAAATTTGGTGATGAATATAAATTTTTTACACACTTTGGACTTCCTGCAAGTTTTGGTAAAGATTGGGCGAAAAAACTTTGGGAACAAAGAAGTATGCAAGATAGTGTGGATGATAATGATTTACCCTTTTAAAATATTATTCCAAAAAGGGTTTACTTTTGTCCACCATTTGGTATGATGTACCTATAAATTAATTAAACAAGGATAAAATGAAAAACTTAAAAAATACAAATCAACAGATAGAAATATCTAAATCAAAATGCTTTTTTAATCAAATGGCAGATATTTTAAATAATTTTTATGAAAAAAATAATTTAGAACATATGTGTGCATTAGACTCACAAATGTGTGGTAACTATAAAACACAAGATCAGCTAGATTGGTTAGAAAGATTTAGTGAAGTATGGGAAAAAGTAGAAAACAGGTCTTTTTCTAGGAGAACTAAATAATGTTTGATATATACCATTCAATCAAAGGAAATAACGAACTACCATATACAAGAGTTGCTTGTATACATACAGAAAGTTTATCCGAAGCATTTGCACAAACACAAAACATAGATGAATCTTGGCATCCTGAGGGTAAAAGAAGCACATCTAGTGGTGATGTTTTACATGACCTTATAAATGATAAATTTTATTTCTTAGTACCTATGGGTAACGGCAGACATGGAGAAAAAATTTATGAAACATGGGGTGATACAGTTGTTATAAATAACTTTAACCTTAGTGGATTTATATATAATGAGGTACAAGCATGAACACTACTGTATATGATGTTTATCAATATTTTCCACATATCGGCAGATATGGTGAGCATAAAAAAATAGCAACCTACAATAAAAAAACAGATGCAGAAAGACGAGTAGATCAAATATGGTCTACTGGGCAAACTGCTACTTTAGAATTAAGAGAGGTAAAAAATGAACATTAATGATGAATTTATAGATATGTCGCCATTAGAAAAGAAGATGGCAAAGTTGTCAATTAAATATCAAGCAGACTTTATGAGCATGACTGTTGAAGAGGTTGCAGAAATTTTAACTCTTAAAGATTGGTATGATCTGCAAGAATTTATTAAGAACGGCTGTAGAGATAGGGTGTTGCACTAATGGACATAAATAACTTAACCAAAGAAGAAAAAAATTTATTACGTGCGTGCATACTTGTTCATATAGAATTTTCTACTACTACCAAAAATGATAAATCTTTTCAAATGGGTTGCAGGCTTGTATCTTTAGCTAATAAGTTAAATATAACTACAGGCTACGAAGATTTGTTTAAAAACTAATGGAAACTTTTATTAACATAGTAGTAGGATTATTAGCACTTTACGGTGCTTGTGCCTTATTTTTAGTAATGGTTATATGGATAAAAGGTAAACTATGAAAGATACCAACACAAAAAAATGTGTAGATTATTTAGGTCAATGTGGTGGTGATGTAGAATATTATGAATACTACGAAGATGGCAGATGGTGGCATGGTCATGAATGCTCTGATTGTGGTGAAATACAAAGTGGATAAGGGGGTTATATGAATTATTTATTTTGGCTTATATTACCAGTGGCAATTTGGTTTATGGTTTGGATTATTATTGATTTTATAATCACAGATCACAAGGGTGAACTGGAAGATGTAATACACGCTAAGTGGAGTAAAGATAATGATGATATTTAGAGAAACATTTTGGAACACGGCTTATTGGGAAGAAAGGGGCTTTGAGTATTGGTTAGATTATTTATTTGTTGAAAGTGTGCAATGGCAAATATTAATTCCTGCTGTTTTATTAGGAATGTGTTTTGCATTGATTGTGTATAAATTAATAAAAATTACAAGGATACAAAATGATAATTAGAGGTATAGAGATACCAAAGCATCTACAACATTTACCTAGAGCAAACATTATAAATCTTATATTGTTATTTTCATGAACTCATACTGTTACTCATGGCAAGCAGAGTTAAGCGAAGAACACTGCGAAGCTATTAAGGCTCTATACAATGAGGGCAAGCCAAAGGAAGCTGAGATAGGCAATGTTTCCAGTATAGACAAGAATGTTAGATCATCTAATGTCTTGCCTTGCGAGTATGATTCTGAGAACGGAACTTACCTAGATAGAATAATGAGCCAGTACATTACTATGGCGAATCGTGAATGCTTTGGTGTTCAATTAAATGGCTTTCAAGAGTTTCAAATAGCCAAGTACAGCAAGGGTGATTTCTATGACTTCCACATGGACTCTAATATCTTTGACAATGCTTCACAGAGAAAACTGAGCATCACCGTTCAGCTATCGGACAGCATTGATTATGTAGGTGGAGACTTTAAGTTCAGCAAGGACATGGGCAAGCTAGATCAAAAGAAACTAAGAGAAAAGGGAACTATCCTAGTGTTTCCGTCTTTTGTTTATCATAGAGTCACTGAGGTAACTAAGGGCGAGCGTTTCAGCCTTGTTGGATGGTACGAAGGTTCTGACTGGGTCTAATTTATTTTTCGTTTGAATACTTAATATTAAGTCCCGACAAAGTGCAGAGTCGGTTTTTTTCATCAATGCCTTTATCTGTGAGTTGAAAAGTATTATCAAGTTTTTCTACGAAACCATGCCGTA